TCGGCCAACCAGCAGAAGGTCGCCACGGTCGAATACGATATTCCGCTTGCCTACCTAGTCGACGGCGTCAATAAGCTGCGCTTCGGGCATCAGAAAACTATCGGCTACAAGATCAACAAAGCCGCGGTGCGCTTTGAAATGAGCACGCCGGGTGCTCCCACAGCTTTAACAATTCAGGTTCAATAAGGAGGTTTTATGTTTTTGAAAAGACTCTACGCGAAGGATAAAGAGGGCAAGCCGACCCACGTCAACGGCGTGCGCGTGATGCGCGCCAAGGCGGTGGAGCACTGGTCTCCGTCGCTGATCGAGACAGGCATTGCGGAAGGCTGGCTGGAGGCGAGCGCGGGAAAGTTCGTGGTTAAGGGAGAGAACCAAACCATGGAATATCGCGTGGTTCGCGGCCCCGGGCACTATTCCTGCTTTACCGGCGAAAAACTCGGCGGCGAAGCCGAGGCCAAGGCGCATGTCGCCAAGGTCGGCGGGGGCAAGCCTTCGCCCGATCCTACCAACCCTTCAGGCTACCGCGTCGACAACTTCTTTACCGTGGTGACGGGCAAGGACTTCAGCGAGATCAGCAACGAGGAAGTTGCCAAGATCCTGGACACCGGCAAGACAAAGTTTCACGCGCGACTTGCCGCGCGGTATCGCAAGGCGTCTTAACACGAAGGAAAATTTTTCCAAGGAGTGAATTATGGGAAACGAAGTCTTTAACATAGCAAAGGGGCGCGTCGCCGAGCTCTACAACCGCGTCGACTTAAACGATCCGGCCAACTCGGCGTTGATTATCATTCTGCTCGCGACCACAGGCCTTGAGGCCGACACGGCGTTGCGCGATTTCGATACGGTAAGCGCGCTCGTCGCTGGCACTACCAACGAAGCAACGAACACCGGGTATGCGCGCAAGGTGTTGACCGACTCCGACATCAGCGCGTTCGCACCGGACGATACAAACGACCGAGTGGACATCGACATCCCCGACCAGACCTGGACCGGGCTCGCCAATGACGGCACCGGGGCGATCAGTAAATTCGTCACGGCCTACGACAGCGACACAACGGGCGGGACGGATGCCAACATCGTGCCGATGACGCACCACGATTTTGCGATCACGCCGGACGGAAGTGACGTCACAGCGCAGATCGCCGCGGCGGGATTTTTCCGGGCGTCATAAGGAGACAGCGATGATCTTGATGAAGTTGGTCCTTGCATGCCTTCTGCTGATTTCAACGGCCCACGCAGTCGAGCCGTTGCTCCAATCTAGCCACCTGCGCCACGTTGGTGCATTCCGCCTGCCGGCCGGGACCGTTCCATGCGGAGCTGTTCCAACGAGTACGGTAAGCAACTGCTTTACTTACGGCGGCTATGCGCTCGCGTTCAATCCGGCGAATCGGTCTCTATTTTACAGCGGCCATGCTTGGCATCCTTACCATGTGTCGGAAGTTCAGATTCCGCTCACACTGGGGGCGCCAGGTTCGACATTCGCGGCCTTGCCGATTGCGCCGGTGCTTCAAGCATTTTCCGACGCCCTGGAAGGAAAGCGGCTCTTAGTCGATCCACCAGCCACCGATATTCAGCTTGGCGGCATGGTAGTCGATCAAGGGCGGCTGATTATCTCGGCTTATTCGTCCTACGATGCTGACGGTAGCCAGGTGCTCTCGCACTTCGCCCGCCCGCTATCGTTTGGAATGCCGGGGCAAGTAATCGGTCCGGTACGCATGGCCAACGGAACGTTGAAGGCCGGGTTTTTCAGCGGCTACATGGCAAAGGTGCAAAGCGGGTTGCAGTCTCTTTTGGGAGGGACTCACCTGACCGGCAATTGTTGTGTGTCGATCATTAGCAGGACTTCGTTAGGACCGTCAGCGTTCTCTTTTAATCCACAAGACATTCAGGCTGGGAATACAGTGAACACATCTGCGCTGGTGTATTATCCGCTCGCCCATCCCACACTTGGGCAGTATACCGGCAACACAGATGCTTACGGCGCGGCAACCGCGATCACCGGGATCGTGCAGCCAGTTGGCACTCGAACTGTCCTGTACGTCGGAAAGAAGGGAACCGGCGAATACTGCTACGGTCCTGGTACGAATGATCCGGCGAAACATCTGCTCCCGTTTCCACCGGCGAATATTCAACACTACTGCTATGATCCAGTCAGCAATTCTACCGGGCCTCATGCCTACCCGTACATTTACCAAATGTGGGCCTACGACGCCGTTGAGTTGGACAAGGTAAGGCGCGGTGAGAAAAACGCCTGGGATGTTCTGCCTTACGCACTTTGGCGGTTCAATTTGCCCTTCGAGGCTAACAACGCACACGCCCTCGGAGGAGTCGCTTACGACGAAACTTCGCGAAGGGTTTATATCGCTCAACAGGGAGCCGGACAGTACGGCGCCGTGGCGATTCACGTATTCGAGCATGACTTACCGCAGATTGAAGCCGATGCGACGATCACAATCAGGGATGGAGTCCCGTTTACATTCGAGCGATCGGCACCGCCGATTAGAATTCTGGCTCCAGCGGGCGCCAATGTCATCATAAACGGAGAGCTTCAACCATGAATTTGTGGCAGCGGCTTTTGCTCTTTGCCTTGACTCTAATCGTGTCGCCGATTGCGACCGTTGTGCCGGTTCGCGCAGCGATCACCAGCATCGGCTCGCTCGGGACCGCAACGGCAACCAACACCGCGCAAAATAGTCTCGCCCTCACAACTTCCGCTCAACTTGATGTCGGTAATTATGGGGCCTGCGTTCACGTTCACGATTCAAGTGACAATACCGAGGGCTATCGTGGTCGAATGTCCGCGTTTGTCGATTCGGTGGGGAATATTTGGGAGTTTGTAAGAGAGTTCAATATCGATGGCGATGATTCGGTGACTCAATCGACAGGGGCCGTTTTCATGACGAAGGCCACTGTCGATTTGCCGAGTAGCGGCACTATAACTGCACATCATTCTTCTGCCGATGCTCGCGCCATGACTTGTTGGGAATTTAGCGTCGGTAGCGGAAATTATCTTCGAGTTGCCGGGTTTGTTACGGATATAGAGGCCAATAGCGCAGACCCAGCATCGATGACAATCGACAATCTTCTGAGCGCAGAATACTTGTTTCTGCGCGCCATAGGTTCGTCGGGTAACGGTGGAGCAATAACTCCAACGACTAATTTTACAGCGTTTTCAGTCGCCAACGCGAATACCGGCACGGCAAACACATCCAGGCAGGCCTTCGCGGAATTCAGGATCGTTACCGCAACAAGCCAGGCGAGCGATCCAACGGTCGAGAGTGCGACCTCGGTTAGTATGTATCTTGCTTTCGTGGAAGGCACGCCGAGGGTTTTTCCTACGATTCTCGCCAACAGTTCGACCGGATCGGATAGCAATGCCAGCGGAGCGGGACCAGCTACGGCGGTTACCAACGGTTCGTGTCAATCCTCGGCTGACGGTTTTTCGGTTACCCTATCGGGATCGGATCTAAGCGGGGTAGCGAGCGATGGGAGCGCGGCGCTGTTTTTCAACGACACGACCGCAGACTTTAGAAATTTCGTCATGATCACCAGCGTTGACGATGCCAACGATGTAGTGAGGGTGGAGCTGCCGCTACAGACGAGCCAAACAAAAGCGTGCGCAATTGGCGGAAAACGGTTGACGATATCGTCAACCTCCAGCCAGAGTTTGTTTGCGATGTCAGGTACACTTTCGGATTTACAACCTGGATGGACACTGGAACTGGAAAGCGGATTTACGGACACCTTTGCCGGTGCGGTGAGTTGGAGAACTGGCGGCAATCAGATGATTGGCGGGTGGGTTACGATGAGGGCCACCCCAGGCGCGGCAACGAGACCGCTGGTCACCTTTAGCAATAACGGAACTGGATTTTCGCTAGCCGGTTCTCTGTTGTGGTTTGAGGGTATCGAATTCCAAAATACCAACGGAACTAAGACGGCTTCAACTATTTTCACGCAGGGGTCAGTCAGCCGACTTCTCTTTAAGAATATAAAAGCCGCCCATGCAACAAACAAGTTTGCAATCCCATTCAACAGCATTTTTACCGGAGCAATGATTGTAGACTCTGAGATTTCTTGCGCTGTGGCATGCATCCAGACAACCATCCCTACGCCGGGTAGAATCTTTGCAAATAATTATATTCATGACTGTGCCATTGGAATCAACTTGGCAAGTGGCGTCGAAGCAGTGATAACGGGCAACATAATCACCGGCTGTACTGGAGTTGGTATCCAGATCACACCAACCACGAGCGGTAGTGCTGGTTTTACGATCGTAGGGAATACTATAAATGGGAACGCAGGCGGAGGCGTTCAGTTAAGCGGTCCCAATGCCTACCCGGTGCTCATGCTTGGCGGTTTTCTTGTAAACAACATCATATCGAACAACACTGGATATGGGTTAACCGTCGATTCCAAGCTCCACTATACAGCCACAGAGGGAGTTTTGCCGTGGATAATTCGCGGGAATAATTTTTACAACAATTCATCTGGCGCGTATTATCCCACACAAATCCCCAGCTTCGATGAGCAGACCCTCGACCCGCAATTCGTCAATGCGGCAGGCGGTGACTTCCGCATTCAAAACGCCGCGCTGAGAGCTAAGGGCTATCCGGTCGGCGGCTCGTTAGCTATTGGCACAGGCTCATCTACCTACAACTATATCGATCCCGGCGCGGCGCAGCGGCAAGATTCGCGGCCGGGGCCAAACATCGGCGCGGGGTTTTAACGATGGCTGCACCTTATAATCCGCCAAAGAAAAACGAGGACTTCAAAATCCGCATCGCCCTGGAGGACCTGCAGGGCGTCGGCACGCTCAAAACCAATCCGACCATCGCCAGCGGTGACTTCAAAGTCGACATCGACGGCGGCGGGTTTAATAATCTGGCGACGCTGCCGAGTGTCAGTCCATCGGGCGGCCGCGCTGTGCTGATTGAGCTGTCATCTTCGGAAATGAACGGCGACGTGATCACGATCCAAGGTGTCGATCAGACTAACCCCAAAGAGTGGGCGGATTATTTTCTCTCGATCCCGACGACTTCA